GTCAGGCTGTCATTAAAACAGTGGAAAAGAATCTGAATGCTTATTTACAAAGACTTGTTGGTGATTCACAGGATTATGTCCAGGCCGTCGACACGGATTCAAATTTTTTACATCTAGAACCAATCGTTAATAAGATATTCAAAGATAAGGAACCAACGGAGACGGAAGTTATCAATTTTCTCTGTTCAATCTGTGATAATCAAATTCAAGGTGTTATTGACGATATTTTTATTAGCTTTACTCAAAGAACAAATGCCTTTGAAAACCATCTTCATATGAAGAGAGAGAAAATCTGCTCTTCTGGATTATGGAAAGCCAAGAAAAATTACATTCTTAACGTATGGGATAATGAGGGTGTACGATACTCAGAACCAAAAATTAAAATTAGCGGTATTGAGGCTGTTAAAACCTCTGTCCCTGCAATTTGTAGAAACCGAGTGAAAGAGGCATTCAAGATTATTATGAACAAAGAAGAGGAGGATCTTATTAAGTTTGTCAAAGAATTTAAAGAAGAATTCTTCGCTTTACCACCAGAAGATATTTCTTTTCCACGACGGGTTAGTGATGTTGATAAATGGAAGAGTCCAACCACTACATACATCAAACGCACCCCAATTCAAGCGAGAGCAGCGATTCTTTATAATAAACAAATAACGGATAAGAATCTTCTAAACAAATATCCAATCATAAAAAATGGGGAGAATCTTAAGTATTGTTATTTGAAGGAACCAAATCCATTAAAAGAGGATGTTATTGGTTTTGTTCAAAGATTTCCAACTGAATTAGGACTCGTAAAATTTGTTGATTATCAAAAGCAATTTGAATTATCTTTTTTACAACCATTAACAAAAATTCTGGATGTTATTGGATGGCGAACAGAAAAAACTTATACCTTAGACGAATTATTTACATAAACTTATGGACTTTCTTAAAAGCGTAGTAAAAGATTTTGGAGCCGAGTATGCGGCTGTGGCAGCGGATATTACTGAAAATGAAACCTTTGTTGATACTGGATCTTATGTTCTCAATGCTTTAATTTCTGGTTCCATTTTTGGTGGAATATCTCAGAATAAAATTAGTATGTTAGGAGCACCCCAAGCTTCGGGCAAAACATTCATCGCACTTTCTGTCGTTAGAAATTTCTTAGACAAAAACCCCAAAGGAATCTGCCTCTATTTTGATACAGAACATGCGATAACCAAAAAAATGTTAGTTGAGAGAAATCTTGATGTAAACAGAATTGCTATTATTCGTTTGGTTACTATTGAGGAATTCAGACAGAAAGCTCTTAAAGCGGTGGATATTTACACCAAAACACCGGAGAGTGAGCGAAATCCTTGCATTATGGTTCTTGATTCTTTAGGGAATCTATCTACAAACAAAGAAATCAGCGACACTCTAGCTGAAAAAGATACCCGAGATATGACAAAGGCCGCTCTTGTTAAGGGAGCCTTTAGAATGCTTACTCTTAAATTGGGCCAAGCAAATATTCCGTTAATTGTTAATAACCACGTTTATGATACAATGGCATTGTATGGTGGTAAAGCCATGGCCGGAGGATCGGGCGCACTCTATTCTTCTTCAACAATTCTTGAAATTTCAAAATCAAAGGAAAAAGAGGGTACGGAAGTTACTGGTGTTATCATGCGGTTTAAGACTGTTAAATCTCGCTTCAGTAAAGAGAACCAGACTACAGAAGTGCGTCTTTATTATGATGAGCGAGGTCTAGATCGTTATTACGGTCTGATTGAATTGGCTGAAGAAGGTGGTGTGATTCCTAGAATTGGAAATCGTTATGAGATCAACGGTAAAAAACTAGCCAGGAAGACTATCCTTGATTCACCAGAAGAATATTTTACCCAAGAATTGTTAGAGCAAATAGACGAATATGCCAAAACGAAGTTCCTCTACGGTATGTCAGCAAAAACCGAAGAATCAGAAGAAGATCCTGCTGACTGATCTTATTGAAGTTTATGATAACGTATTGGATTTAAAAACCTGTAAAAGTTTAATAGATGCTTTTGAATCCGATACTGAAAATCATGAAATTATTGATGAAGACAAAAAGCCTTCATTCACACAATTTAATTTGACACAAAATTTAGGAGACTCATTAGAACTTAAAAATCTACACGATCATATTATAATGAAAACTTTTGAATACAAGAAAAATTATTATGATCATATAGATGAGAGAGTATTCCCAGAGTCACATAATTTTGAGTATTATAGAATTAAAAAATATCGTAATAACGGAGAGGATCTTTTTGATACTCATGTTGATATCAAAGATCATGAATCATCTAGACGATTTTTATCTTTTCTCTTCTATCTGAATACTGTTAAAACTGGTGGTGAAACCGTATTTGAGGGTATGACCATTAATCCTAAAGCTGGAAGACTTGTTATATTTCCTCCAATGTGGATGTTTCCTCATAAAGGATGCTGCCCTATCAGTAACGATAAGTATATTTTAACAACTTATTTACATTATAAATGAACGATAAAGTAGAACTTTTGGTTTTGAAAAATTTAATATTTAATGAAGAGTACACAAGAAAAGTTCTTCCATTTTTAAAGTCTGAATACTTTCAGGATTATTCACAACGAGTCATATTTGAAGAAGTAAATTCTTTTATAACATCATATAATAAATTACCAACTGTAGATGCTCTTGATATTGAAATCTCAAGAAGAACAGATCTAAATGAGAATTCATTTAAAGAGATTAATAATTTATTGAGTGGGTTTGTTTGTGAGAATGTTTCAATTGACTGGTTGTTATCAACCACAGAATCATGGTGTAAAGATTCAGCAATCTATATTGCAATCAGAAAATCTATCACTATTGCTGAAGGTAATGACGAGAAGTTGGGAAGAGATGCAATTCCTTCTATCTTACAAGATGCCCTGGCAGTTTCTTTTGATAACAACATCGGACACGATTATTTTGAAAATAGTGATGAGAGATTTGAATATTATCATGATGTAGAAGCCAAGATTCCGTTTGAAATTAATCTTCTGAATCAAATAACCAAAGGTGGTGTTAAGAGTAAAACTCTTAATATGATTATGGGCACTACCAATGCTGGTAAATCTATATGCCTCTGTAGCTTCGCATCTTCGTATCTGAAACAGGGTAAGAATGTTTTATACATAACTCTTGAAATGTCAGAGGAAGAGATTGCGAAGAGAATAGACGCTAATTTGCTTGATATCAATATTGATTACATGGAGAAGGTTTCAAAACAAATCTTTAATGATAGAATAAGAACCTTACAAAATAGCGTAAATGGAAAACTAATAATTAAGGAGTATCCCACCGGAGGAGCCTCTGTTAATAATTTTAGATCACTTTTAAATGAATTAGACTTAAAGAAAAAGTTTAAACCTGATGTCATTATTATTGACTACCTCTCTATCTGTGCCTCATCTCGTTATCGTAAAGGAATGGCGAACTCTTATGAGTACGTTGGATCTATTGCGGAAGAAGTCCGAGGTTTGGGAAAAGAGGCAGATGTTCCGATTTGGTCTGCTATTCAATCTAACAGAGATCAACAAGCAAATACCGATCCTACATTGGCCGGTATTAGTGAATCAGCAAAAATCGGACACGTATCAGACTTTCTTTGTGCTATCATTTCTAATGAAGAATTAGAAAAAGTTGGTCAATACATGTTTAAACAAATTAAAAATCGCTATAACCAAAAAAGCAAAATGACAAGATTTTGTGTTGGTATTGACTATACAAAAATGAGACTTTATGACGTAGCACAGTCAGAAGTTCCCGACGATAGCTATGAGGTTGAAGAAAAACCAGACTTATCAGCTAAATTTAAAAAATTTCAATTTTCTTGAGGAAGACTTATGATTAACGAACAATTTGACCGAATTCGTACCTGGGCCGATGCCCGGAATCTTATTGAAGGTAGTAAGCCTGTAAATCAGGTTTCAAAACTCGTTGAGGAGCTAGGAGAACTGGCAACGGGAGTTAATAAAGGTAAGATGGATCTTATTGCCGATGGTATTGGTGATGCTGTTGTGGTTCTTACTATTCTAGCCAAGCAGTGTAATATGAATATTGAGGATTGCATTGATGTTGCATGGAACGAAATTAAAGATCGTAAAGGTAAAATGGTAGACGGAATTTTTGTAAAAGAAGAGGATCTGTGATTTTAACCCGAATAAAAAAGTTCTTTAGTCGTATTCTTGGTTTTGGTGAAGACGATCATGACATTATAGATTTTGCGTCATCTTTGGTTATTGAAAATTTAACTAAGACTGAGAATTTTAAACCATATCGTAAACAGAAAAAACTGCTACGACATATACAAAAAAATAGGTTTAGTATTTGTAAATCATCTAGGCAGTCTGGAAAAACCTTGATCAGTATTGTTTATATTCTTTATGAATTATTCCATTGTAGTGATACATCTGTTGTCATTATTGGGCATAATTATAATTCAAGCCTTCATATTTTAAATAGATTACGTGAAATATTTTTAAGATCACAAATTTTTGAAGATAAGCATCTAACATTAGTTGTTGATAGAAAGGATAGATTACAATTTTCAAATGGTTCTACTGTTGAGATCATAGACTCGTCAAAAAATGCTTTCCATGGAAAGTCTTATGATATTTTTATGATTGACGAGTATGATTTTTTCAGTGAACAACAAAAATATTTTATACAAAATGTAATTTTTCCATGTGTTTTTTCTCGTGATAGTACAAAACTTATAATTTCTTCTAGTTTGGCGAGCGCACATTATGATGGTGATTTTAATATTCTTTATAATGATGCAGTTAAACGTAGAAATCAATTAGCACCATTTTTATTTCATTGGAGAGATATTCCAGGAAGAAACAGAATGTGGAGAAAAAATATGATTAAAAATATTGGGATGAATGCGTTTAATAAAGAATATAATTGTAATTGGAGGTAAAACCATGAGTAAAAAATCAGATTGCATTTGCAAACTAGAAAAAGATCAGACAATTAAAGAGGTTATTGAGGTTCTTGAACGAGAAGTTTCCAACTACTCAAAAGAGTACCAACCAGAAAGAGTTAGACGAATTGAAAACTTTATAAAGACTCTTAAGCCCTAATGGGCTTTTTTAATAGCTAAATAATTCAACTATAATTGCTACAATAGATGGCGGAAAAAGAATATAAAACTCTGCATGAAACCTATCTTGAGATTTATGAGGCCAAGGCCGATAATACTTTACAAAAACCAATTCAACGTTCTGACTCTAGAACCGAGCGTGCCGGCGGCGATGAGCCATCAAGAATGATGAAACATTTTCTGAGTAGAGGTGTTAAAAAAAGAAAGGGTCTTAAGGAGGAAAATATTGATGATATTATTGAATATATTCTAGACGAAGGTTATGCTGATTCTGAGGAAGATGCTGCTATTATTTTGAATACAATGAGCGATTATTGGTTTGAATCTATTTTGGAAGCTAGTGATGCTTATAGAGATAAAAATGTATCTCAATTAAGTTCAGACTTATCTGGTCTTAGAGCAAAACAAAGACAACTCCAAAACAAGTTGATCGCTAATCCTAATGATACTGCGACCAAGAATTCTTTATCACAATTAATTAAACAAATTAAAAATGCTAGTGGTGCAAGAAGTTCATTAACATCAATTCAGGGTGTTGATTCTTCCAATATCTCTGCACCAAAACAAAAGAGTGTTTCAGATTCGGAGAAAATGTCTCCTGAAGAAAGAGCTGCCTTTAGAAGTACAAGTGTGAGATCTTCTACTTCTTCACCAGAAAAATCTGCTGCTCTTAGAGCGTCTATCGCCGCTGGTGCGGAAAAAGCAAGAAAAGCTAGATATGGATCAACTCCGCAGACTCCTTCTTCGGGTGAAAAAGCGGCTCCTGGTAGAGAAACTCGGCAACAACAACGGGCATCTAAAATGTCTGACGAATTGGTTGGTGGTAAGGATCCAACATATTACAACAGAGAAACCGGACGAAGAGAACCTATCAAGGCTGTTGGTTCAACAGAAGTTAATTATGGTGGAAGAGGTTCCAAGCGTGTGACTGGTAGATATCAACAGGGTGCAACAGGTTCGGGTACTCAAAGTCCAACTCCTGCTGGAAGCACTATTGATCCAACTCGTAGAAGACTCCGTGGAACTGGTCGCACAACAGGGCAAGGTTAATTTATTCTAATATTATGAAATCTTTTAGACAATTCATAACAGAAGCAAGAGGTGGTAAAGCTGCCGATCAGGCTAGAAGATCTGGCCTTGTTTCTAGTGGTCATGGTGAATGGTTAAATCGGCAAGGTTTGATTGTTGCTAAAACAGAAAAGGATAGGCTTGTTTTTATTAAGCCTGAGACACCAGAGAGAACTGAGCCAGAACAACAATCCAGTCAAAAACAAATAAAAGTTGGTGGAACTGCAACAAAAAAAGCGAAAAAGCCACAACCTTTACCTAAACCAAAAAAACAGAAAAAAGAAGAACCAGAACCGAAAATTGATGAGCCTAAAGCCATAACCGTTGTTTTCGCTAAATTCAATCCACCAACTGCATCACACCTACAACTAATCAAAAAAGCGAAAGAGCTTGCACAGGGATCCGAATTAAGAATATATCCTTCTAGAGTACAAAACGATCAGAATCCACTTGATCCGAAAAATAAAATTCGTTATATGCGCCTGGCTTTTCCCGATTTTGCAGATGAGATTATGAACGATCAGGACATGATAACCATTTTTGATGTTCTTTCTTTATTAAGTGAAGAAGGCTTTAAGAGTGTTCAAATTGTCGTGGGGTCACAAAGAGAATCTGAGTTTGATCGTTTGTCTAATCAATACAATGGAGAGCTTTATGAGTTTGATGATATCAATGTAATTCCAGCCGGAGTTAAAGATCCCGATAGTGATAGTTCGGATCCTAGATCTTCTGGTGCTTTGCGTAAAGCTGCTATTAATAATGACTACTTTAAATTCAAGGCTGGATTACCTCCGAGGATGGACGAAAAAGAAAAGAGAAATCTTTTCAATGCGATTCAAAGATATTACGAAAAAACCACAGTAAAAGAGATGTGGAAAATAGCACCAGAACTAGATTATAAGGCGCTAAGAGAAAATTATTATAAAGGAACTATTTTTAATGTCGGGGATCTAGTAGAGAATAGAAGCACTGGTCTTGTTGGTAAAATTAAAAGAAGAGGTCCTAATTATGTGATATGTATTAACGAGGATTTGAATTTTATGTTTAAACCCTGGATTGAAGATATTTGTGAATGGAGTACCAATCTTGGAACAACCGATAAAGAAAAGCAAGTTGGAACACCAGAAAGACTAAAATATCTTATGCGTTTAATGGGACTGAAGAAGATTGATAACTTCATCAATCAACCGAAGAAATCTAAATAATAAAAAATAGTGTTTTAAAATATGGCCGCAAACTACACTGAAATGTTCTCTGCGATGCGAGACATTTATTCTGAACAAATTTTAAACGAATCTAAGAGTAAATTAGATCCCGTAGGTAAAGAAGATGAAGATGTTGATAATGACGGTGATTCAGATGAGAGCGATCAATATCTAAAACGTCGGCGCAGGAAAATAAGTAAGGCAATCAGTGTAAAAGAGGGATTTTTATCAGAACCACTATCTTTTTACAGCTGGAGATCAAATATCGGAGAAGATCTTCAAGGTGCAATTGAAGACAAGAAAGGTGATAAAATTAATCCGAAGAATGTTAATAATTATGCGAAAAATAAGAACGGTAAACGTGTAGTCAATATTAACCCAACCGTTGAATTCAAAGAGCAAGTTGAGGCTTTAGGTGGTGAGCTAGTTTCATCTTTTGATATTGAACAAATTTCTGAAATAGCAGCCGATTATTTTGTGGAACAAGGTCTCAATGTTGAGGGTGTTGATATTGTATTAGAAGAACTAGGTGAAGAAGAATTCTGTGAATGGGTATTAGATCTTGCTGATGACGCTTTTCTAACAGAAGCCAGAGCTGCCAAGAAGCGAACTGGTGGAAAGTCTTATGAACAAATCAAAGCTGAAATTGAAACAAGAGAAGCCGCAAAAAAAGCCAAAACAAGTGGAGCTGTTAAAGCCCAAAAGAAAATTGCAAGAACCGATGCAGTAAAAACAGCAAAAGTCAATCAGGAAACAAAATCTCGGCCACCTGGTCAAGAACGACTAATTCGCGGCGCACAAGAAACACTCAAAAAGGCAACCTCACCCGAAACCAAGAAAGCAGTCGCCAAATCCGTTGCAAACACACTGTCTCGCGGGGTTCTTTCCGCATGGGAAGGACATAAGTCCGCAATGGAAGCTAAGAAAAAAGGTGAAGGTTTAGGCAAACAACTAAGTAAAGGTGCTGGTGCAGCACTTGGTTCATTTGTGAAAAAAGGTACTTCTCAATTTAAAGAATGTATTGAGTATCTTGTTAATGAGGGTTACGATCTATCTGAGATCACTCTTCAAGATCTTTATGAAGAACTAGAAACTCTTGACGAGAAAGCTGTATCAGAGCAACAACAAAAACTGTTTGGTTTGGCTCTTTCTGTTAAGCGTGGACAAACTCCTAGAAGTGAAGCGAGTGATCAAGTTCTAAAAATGGTTGATACCATGTCTGAAAAAGAGCTTCGTAAATTTGCAAAGACCAAACATGAGGATGTTCCTGTAAGAGTCAAGGAAGGTATTTCTTACGAAGATCTTATTAAATACATAAGAAAAGGAGAAAATCAATGATAGCTAAAATTTTAATCTCGTTAGCTGAAACGATTCTTGAACGCTTCTGGCAATCCGAATCGGTTAAAATTTTTGTTATTAAAATGCTAACAAAATATGCCAAAAGCTCGGATAACGATGTTGATGATTTTCTAGTTTCAATCGTTAAGAGTAAGCTTTTCCGTATTTAATTTAAAACAAGACTAAATAATTACTAGCAAAATAGAGACGTTAAAAATGGCACTTTGGGGTATTTCAACAACTACGGAGACTGCGGATAATAATTTTAATATCCCTAAGTTTCTACAAGATACTGACCGAAATCGGAGTCCTCACGATGCCTTCGCGGACGAGAGAGGTTGGATCTTTAGGCAATATGGTACTACCGAAAGATCTGGTCTTTCAACTTCATTTTATGATGAGATTTTAGTCCCTATTGCTGGCCTCAACACTGCTGGTATTGGTTCTAATACAACTGGTTTGGGTAATGCCACCCCAATCGCTCTATTTTTTGAAGATCCAAATCTAGCCAGTCCCGTTTCTATTTCCGCTGGCGGCACAACTGGTATTGGTACTGGAAGACTCGGTTATGTACATCTCGTGTTCAACGAGAATGTATATGTTTCTGCTGGCGCAACCATTCTTGTCAATCGCTATAATGGATCTGGTACTCTCCAGGGCACCCTTGTTGCCACTGCTGGATCAATGACCCGAAATGTTGACGTTTATAATTATGTCAATGGTGTGGGTTATACCGCATTTAGAAATTATAACGGCCAAGTTACCAATAGAGTTTCTTTCGCCTTCTCAACTCCAACAGCTTTAACCGGAATTGGTAGCTATCTAACTATTGATACCACCAAGGCCTTTACTGGAGTTATTACCGACTTCTCTGGTGGTGTTGGAGTAACAAGTTCTATTACAGCTAACATCTTCAAGAATATCGGCGGCGCCGGAAATGCCGCTGGTGTTGGTATCGGTACAACTGCACTGACAATCGTAGCCTGATAATTAATGATTTTCAATGAATTGACTGACGATAATTTTATTCTTTTTGCGATTAAAAATTATCAAAATCCACAAGGAGTAACAAAAGACGATTTTATAAAAGACTTAAATCATTTTAAGTACATAAAACGTCTTTTGAAAAAATACAAAAAGTCTGGAGTTCTGAAACTCCATCTTCTTCTCAATCATTTTATTATTCTTTATAATATTTTTGGTGAAGCAACAACCCCAATGCTATTCTTTAAAGTTGATCAGGATTTGTGGTCAACTTTAAAAACGTTTGTGGTATTTCTAAACAGATTACCAGAATACCCGGTTTGTTATATTCATGAGATTGAATTAGATCAAACCTGTATGCAATTATTAAACGATATTTCAGATGAAAAAGAGGGATAGAATTCTTAATACATTAAAAGAGATGATGGTTGCGAATTCTCCTGGGCAAAGTGGAGGGTTTACATCGTCCTCAAATTCGTCAGGACCAACGGCAGGATTTGATCCTCTTCTTTATTATAAGAGAACAAAGAAAGATAAAATAGATCAAAGAAGCGTTCATCCATCTCATCGCAGATGGTTAAAAAGTGTCAAGGATTTGATAAATACTTAAAGATATTAAGTTATGATCAAAGTGAAGTTTTAGAAATTAACTTTACTTTGGGGTATCCATGGCTCAAGAACCTTCATGCGAGGTAGAAGTAGCGGTTTTGAAACAACAGGTTTCAGACCTTAAAGAGATTGTATTAAAATTAGAAGAAGCTATTGAAAGAATTAATGATGTTAATTTAAACGTCATTAAAATGCTAGCGGCTCACGAAGAGCGAATTATTCACAATGAGCAAAATGATCAAAATCTATTTGCTAAAATTGTAGAGTTAGATGTAAAAATTAATAACAACAAAGACGATCTTACAAAAGAAATTATAGGAATCAGGACTAAAATTATTCATATTGTGACTGCCACTGTTATTATCGGCTTTATTATCTCTAATTCAGAATTTTTCGGCAAGCTCCTTCATAATGAAAATGATAAGAAGTCCCTCTTGACAAATCCGCCACTGTATGGTAGGATAGTCTGACCGTGGTGCTGGTCGGATGGATAGTATTGATGAAAAATATCTGGGTATTCTTTCTGGTAGAATAGAAAAATTAAAAAAGGTAAGATCCGGCGTTTACAATTGCCGATGTCCTTTATGTGGAGATTCTCAAAGAAATAAGTCAAAAACCAGGGGATATTTTTATCAAAAAAACAATAATACGAATTATAAATGTCATAATTGTGGAGTGAGTGTATCATTTAATAACTTCTTAAAAGATTTTGACTCAACACTACACGCCAGCTTCTGTTTGGATAAGTATAGCGGGGGTTTTACTGGGAAAAACTTTCCAGTAGAGGCACCAAAATTTGAATCAAAGCAACCAGTTTTCAAGGAGAGTCTAGAATTACCTAGAGCCTCAACAAATGATGAAGCGAAAAAGTATCTAGAAGCCAGGCGCCTTGATTCTGATAAGTTTTATTACGCTGAAAAGTTTAAAGAGTGGACGAATTCTATAAAACCTATTTTTGATGAGCGCATACTAAAGTACGAAGAATCAAGAATCGTAATACCACTACATCTGAACAAAAAACTTATAGGATTTCAAGGCAGGGCCATAGGAAAATCTGAAGTAAAGTATATTACAATTATGTTGGATGATACTCATCCAAAAGTTTATAATTTAGACAATGTTGATAAAACTAAAAACGTTTATGTGTTAGAAGGGCCGTTTGATTCTGAGTTTGTTAAAAACTCTATCGCAATGTGCGGCGCTGATGTTAATCTAACGAAACTAAATATTTCTTACCCGGTCTACGTTTATGACAACGAACCACGTAATAAAGAAATTCTACGAAGAATGAATTCTGTTATAGAACGTGGTTATTCAATAGTCATATGGCCAGACAACATAAAAGAAAAAGACATTAACCTAATGGTAATGTCTGGATTAGATGTCATGTCTATTATTGAAAATAATACTTATAATGGACTAAAAGCAAAATTACAGTTTAACTTCTGGAAGAAAAAACAACTATGAGCAATCAAGAATTATCAGTTAAAAAGAGAAACGGGTTAATTCAACCTTTGATGTTAGATAAGCTTCATTTAATGGTTGAGGAAGCTTGTCGTGGATTATCGGGTGTCTCTGTGTCTCAAGTTGAAATGAACTCACATATTCAATTTTATGACGGAATCACTACGGATGAGATTCAACAGATCCTGATTAAATCGGCCTCGGATCTTATTAGTCTTGATGCTCCTAATTATCAATACGTTGCTGCCAGATTACTTCTGTTCTCTATTCGGAAGCAGGTTTATGGTGGATCTGAAATGCCCCACCTTTATAATCACATTAAGAATTGTGTTGACTTGGGGGTTTATGACTCGTTAATTTTAGATAATTATACAGAAGAAGAATTAGATAGTGTTAATAGTTTTATTGACCATGATAGAGATTTTCTGTTCACTTATGCTGCAATTCGTGAGGCTGTAGACAAGTATTTGGTTCAAGACAGAGTGAATAATATTTTGTATGAAACTCCCCAGTTTATGTACATTATGATTTCTCTTGTCGCTTTTTCAGAGTATCCAAAAGAATCGCGGCTGAATTTTGTTAAAAGATTTTATGATGCTGCAAGTAAACATAAAGTGAATATTCCAACTCCTATTCTTGCTGGACTTAGAACAAAAAAGAAACAGTATTCAAGTTGCACCCTCCTAGATTGTGGCGACTCATTAGAATCTATTATTGCAACTAAGTCAGCATTATTGCGTTATGTTGCAAATAAGGCTGGTATTGGTCTTAATGTTGGCAGAATTCGTGGAATTAATAAACCTATTCGCAACGGGGATGCTGTTCATACGGGTCTTGTTCCTTTTATTAAATCTTTTGAAGGTGATTTAAATTCTTGTTCCCAAGGGTCAATTAGAAAAGGCTCGTCAACTTTATTTTTTCCTATTTGGCACCACGAAATTCAAGATTTAATTGTTTTAAAAAATGAAAAGGGTAATGCTGAAAATAGGGCTCGTTCTCTTGATTACGCTGTATCAACATCAAGGATTTTTTATGAAAGATTTATAAAAAATGAAGAGATTACTTTATTTTCTCCTTATGATACCCCTGGCCTTTATGAAGCATTTGGAACACCTGAATTTGATGAATTGTATGTTAAATATGAGAATGATTCTCTAATTCCAAAGAAAAAAGTAAGCGCACAAGAACTAACCCTTCAAATTCTAGAAGAACGGAGTGATACAGGTAGACTCTATATCTTTAATATAGACCATGCTAATAGCCATAGTTCTTATAAGCCTACTATTAGAATGAGTAATCTTTGTGTTGCCGGTGATACAAAGATTAGAATTAAATATCCAGAACCTGTTGGTGATCAATATGGTGTTTGGTATTGGAGCGTTTATGAAGACGAAATTAAAATAGAAGACTTGGAAGATTATATTATTATGAGAGCACGCGGCGCGGCTCACGATAAAGTAAGTGATGATCATCCCTGTGCTGATGTTCCTCAGATTGAAGTTCTTTCTTATGATCTTGTAACAGGTGAAGAAAAATGGTCAGTAGTAACAGCATTTGCTGAAACTTCATCTAGAGCTGAAGTAATGAAAATTACTGATGGTAGATTTAGTGTTGTAGTTACACCCGATCATAAAATTTATACTATAAATCGGGGCTATGTAATGGCAAAAGATTTGACCGTTTATGACCAACTACTTTTTAAAGCTGGATCTCAGGGTGTTGCTAGTAGATTAAAAATAGAATATCTTGAAGAACAGATACCAGTTTATGATATTACAGTGGATTCAACTCATAACTTTTTTGCAAATGGTATTCTGGTATCAAATTGTATGGAGATTACTCTTCTCACTGAACCCTTAGAACACATTGATGATGTGAATGGTTCTATTGCTCTTTGTATTCTGTCTGCAATTAATGTTGGTTCTCTTAAAAATGATAAAGAACTTGAAGAATATTGTGAAATAATTATAAGAATGCTTGATGAACTTATTGATATTCAAGATTACCCTGTTGACGCGGCAAAACTTTCTGCAACAAGAAATAGAACTCTTGGTATCGGTATTACTGGACTAGCTCAATTTCTTGCCCGAAATAATCTTAAATATGAAGATCCTAATGCTGCGATTTTAGTTCATCAACTGATTGAAAGTTTTCAATATTATTTACTAAAAGCATCAGTCCAATTATCAAAAGAAAAAGGTATTTGTGAAGGATTTAAAGATACCAAGTATTCAGACGGTATTCTTCCAATTGATACTTATAAAAAAGAGATAGATGAATTTTTAGATGTTCCACTACAACACGATTGGGAGGAATTACGTCAAGATATTCTTACTTATGGTTTAAGGCATACAACACTCACAGCAGAAATGCCATGTGAGAGTTGCCTTTTTTGGGAGCATAAGGTTAAAACCCTTAATGGATTTATGAATTTCCATGAAATTGCTGAATTAGGGGGACTTGATTGGTTTGACATTGAGTTTAAGAATACTATTGGTTGGTATGATCTTAATACTCCTATTGAAGTAGAAACTCAAGAAGGATATAAAACCGTTGATAAGTTGTATTTTAATGGGAACAAAGAAGTAGTTTCACTCACATTTGAAAATGGAAAAACTATTAGATGTACTCAAAATCATAGATTTTTAGTCAAACAAAACGATGGATCTACAATTTGGAAAAGAGTTTATCAATTAAATGAAGAAGATGATGTAGTAGAATTTTAAGTTGTTTAATGCCTCTAATTTACTAAATAATATTAGTTTATTAGAGGCATTTATGAAGATAAAATTAATTACCTTAATGAGAACCAAATTTAACATTTCTAATCCCCATCAACTTTTAAAAGAATTGAAACAAATAGCAAACATAACGACATTCTCCCTCAGAAAGCCATTTGAAGATACTCCTCCAGAAAGATTTGATCTTGAAGTGATTAAAAAATATATTCTTTTTGTTAATTCTTTTAAAGAAAAAAGAGGACTTATTTATCAACCAGAATACTGGATGTATAGATTTAATTTTTCTTATGAAGAAGGTTTGGCTAAAGTAAATGAATATAAAAAAAATAAAAACACATCAAAAGAGCAATTTATAAGAAGACATGGAGAAAAAGTTGGTTTAGACGTGTTTAAAAAGTTTCAAAAAACAAGTTCTTTTTCAACTTCTGATGAGTGGTTTAAAGAAAAATATGGAGATGAATGGGAAAAAGAAAAAAAGAAATCTATGTCTAGGAAATCTAGGTGGTGTGTTGATTATTGGGTTGAAAGGGGTTGCACCATAGAAGAAGCCGAGGAAAAAGTAAGAGAATATCAGAGAAATAATTCAGGTGTTCATAAAGATTATTATAGAAATTTAGGTTATTCTGAAGAAGAAATTGATGTAATTTTTCAAGAAATAAAAAAGAAAAAAACAAATCACAATAGGAACACAAAGTATCTAAAAGAAAAATATCCAGATTCTTGGAGAGAAGTATATGCTGAGTCTTCAGAAAAATACCGAAACAGAATGGAAGAACTAGGTATTTGGATTGTTAGTGATCTTGTTGACGATTTTAGAAAGTATAGGACCTTAGTTGCAAGATATACTAATGAAAGTATAATATTATTTGGTGATTTTGTTGAAAATTTAGAACTTAGATCTAAGAATTATCATCTTGACCATAAGTATTCAATTAAAATGGGATTTTTGAATGACATAGATCCTAAAATTATAGGATCTGTTGTGAATTTTGAAATTGTTCCTGCAAAAATTAATTTAATTAAAAAAGCTAAATGCTCAATATCAAAAACACAATTATTAAAAAACTACCAACAATTTAAGGAGAGCTATGAAAATTAAAAAAATTGAATTTACTGGTGAAATTCTACCTACTTATGATATTGAAGTCCCAGACGTTCATCACTACAATTGTGAAGGGTTAGTTTCACATAATAGTGTAAAACTATTAAACACTACTAATGGTATTGAACCACCTAGGGGTTATCTTACAATCAAACGAAAAGTTCGTCAAATTGTTCCTCAGTATAATAAGCTTAAGAATAATTATACATTACTTTGGAATATGAAGTCTAATGAAGGTTACTTTAGAATTGTTGCGGCAATGCAAAAATTCTTTGATCAATCTATTAGTACAAACTGGAGTTATAATCCAGAAAATTATCCAGATACAAAAGTCCCAATGAGTGTTGTTGTAAATGATTTCCTGACAGCTTACCGATATGGGCACAAATCAGCGTATTATATGAATACTTATGACGGTAAAAAAGATGATATGGAAATTGAAGGTTTAATTGAAGAAATTTTAGAATCGGAGGAAGACGACTGTGAATCTTGCAAACTGTGATATAAAAGGAATGACTGTATTCAATAAAAATAATGTAGATACATTAAAACAAAATATGTTCTTTGGGTCCCCTTTGGGGATTCAAAGATATGATGTTCATAAATTTCCAGTTTTTTATAAACTCACTCAGCAACAATTAGGAGCATTTTGGCGCCCTGAAGCTTATGAATATAAATTAACGAAAGACCGTGCTGATTATCAAAAACTAAGACCTGAGCACAAACATATTTTTACGTCTAATTTAAAGTATCAGATTATGTTAGATTCTGTTCAGGGAAGAGGACCTGGAATGGCATTTATTCCTTATTGTTCTCTTCCAGAACTTGAATCTGCAATGATCTGTTGGGAGTTTATGGAAATGATTCATAGTTATTCCTACACTTTTATTATCAAAAATGTTTATTCAGATCCTTCTGAGGTTTTTGATTCTATTATTGATGATGACAATATTCTAGAAAGAGCTAAATCTGTAACAGAATCTTATGATGAGTATTTGCAAACGGCACAAAACTATAGCTCATCAAATATGTGGAAATTTAAAAATGAAGGAGTTGATATTGGTAAAGACGAGCTATTTGAAGTAAAAAGAAAACTTTATAGGGCTATTGCTAACGTTAATATTTTGGAGGGAGTTCGTTTTTATGTTTCTTTTGCTTGTTCATTTGCTTTTGGCCAAAATCATTTGATGGAGGGTTCTGCTAAAATTATTTCTAAAATTGCTACGGATGAAAGATTACATCTATTCCTAACACAGAATATCCTCACAAAATGGAAAAATGGTGAAGATGATCCTGATATGAAAGTTATTGCCAGCCAGGAGGAAGCTTATTTTTATAAGATGTTTGAAAAAACCGTAGACGAGGAAAAAAGATGGGCAAATTACCTTTTTAAAGACGGGTCAATGATTGGATTAAATGCAAAACTCTTGCATAATTATGTTGAGTGGATTGCTAATCGTAGAATGAAAGCCATTGGACTTAAACCAATTTATGATGTTCCAGCCAATAATAATCCTCTTCCTTGGACAGAAGATTGGCTTAATAGTAAAAATGTTCAAAATCCGCCACAAGAAGAACCATTAGAATCTTATATTGTAGGTGGTATCAAACAAGACATTGACTCTGATACCTTCTCTGGATTTAAACTCTAATACCTCTTTTTCTAAATATTATAGATCTAAACGAATTTAAAGATGCAATATTATCTTTCGGAAGCTTATTCAGACCTCTATAATCCTAGAGTGGATTCAAATCTAGATGATAATCTAAGATTTATTGATTCTATGGAGGATTCTGATATTGAGGAAGTTGTAGAATCTCTTGTTTGGGAAATTTGTGATTATGGTAACTCACTAGATGAATCTTTTGATATTCTTTCTCATGCAGCTTCCGATGAGATTATTACTGAGGCTTATGAAGACCTTGTTTATGACTTTTTATCTGAGTCGCGTAGTCAAGTTATGGCTCGTAGAGCTGCTGCCAAACAAGGTTTAGAGAGAGAAAAATCCCGTCTTCAAAGCGATGTTCGTAAGGAGGCTCGTAGATCTAGAGTTGATGGTGCTATCTCTCGTGTAAAATCCGCTATTGCTGGTTCTCGTGGTGGAATGGGTAGAGCTGTTAAAAATCTAGGAGGTCAGGTAGCAAAAGCCCGATCTGAGGGTAAGGCTCGTCTAGGACAACTTCTTCGCCGGGGGTTAAAATCAACTGGTCGTCTTATGGGTTCTGCCGGTAAAGCCATTGAAAAATCTGGTCAGAAATCTTCTGAATCCGGTTTAGCTTCCCGTCGTGCAGGTAGAGTTGATCGTGGTGGTCAAATGTCTCTTGTTCTGGAACCAACTGCCAAGGAAAAAACT